TGCTTTTGTCTGATCACGCTGTAGATCGGTTACAAAATCATCAACCGTTAGTTATATGTACTTGTACCTATCACTAACTCTGATGAACTCAGTAACAAAGTTGTTGAGGGCCGAACCGGTAAATCCAGTCCAATTGAAGGAAAAAGGACTCGGTGCTTCAATCAAATAATTCCAAATACCTTGGGTAAGTGTCGTAAATGATGAAGTCGAGACTCCTTCCAACAGAGACAGTGTTGGTGGGGCCAACGTGGTGTCATAGTCAGAAAGCGTGGGCGTCAGTAAGCCAGTAAGGCTAGACATCTGCTCAGCTCCAATTCTGACCAAGAACTTGCCTGGTTCATTGATATTCAACTTCGTAGCCGACGCAACAACCACCGGAATTCCTGCTTCAACAGTTTCCAAAGTTCCTTCGAACGGTGCGTTGATCGATGATGGATTGACGTTCTCGCACTGCCAAGACTCGGTCTGGCTTTCATCCTGTAACTGGGGATTGTAAAGTGTGACATCATATTCGACATAAATATCACCAATGACACCGAAAGTGGTATATCCAGAAGATCCGAATAAAACCTTTCCAACATCATAAGTTTTGATATCTAAATCAGACGCCAAACCTTTTTCCCGAATGAAATGTGAAGACCTGCCACCTAGCATATTACTAGGCTTAAGTGGACAGATCAACTTTGACCAAATTGAGCCTTCAGTATAACCTTCAAAACTTGCATATTGTACCTTCGACAAGGTGGTATTGTCGTCAGCTGCATCGTATTCAGGTATAAAGCTCACTTTGCCTGAGGTGCTCGTTCCCAACGCGGGCAAAAACATAAACTTCAAAGAATGAAATTTATACCTTTCGAAATTCACAGCGATGTTTGCTAACCAAGGAAAAGTAGCACGAACTCCAGGATTCAAATCAAAACTAGTTAAAATTTTGAATGCAGAACTGGAAGTGTCCGCTACCTCCCTGATCATCTCGACATGTTTCAAACGAAAGCTTTGCAATGGCCGCCCAGTATTCTTATAACTATAGTTAAAAGAATTTGGGACGCTCGTAGTCGAAAACTTAGCCCCCTGCTTTTTCTTACGAAGCCTCTTCCCCCTCTTCTTCTGCTGTCGCATTGCATTAGCAACCAACTGGCGTACCTCATTTCTCACTTGTTTCTTTTTCATCTAACTTCTTCTTATCGTTTTTAGTTTCTAATTTTGTAACCGCCCATCTAAAATCCTCAGCCATCTAGATCCTCCCGCCAGAGGACCTCGAGGAATCTACTATGCATGCAAGACTTCAACCCGTTTTTCTTCAAATGTTTCACCAATGCTTCACGGAACTGATTTTCATCCGCCTTTGTGAAACCATATTTGAGTTGAAAAGAGTCCCACGTAGATTCATCCAACTGCTGCTCAGTGCCTTGGACAATTTTGTATGGATTCGAAAATTTAGCCAGAGTCTTGTTAGGAATAACTCTCAAGTCTTTACACAATGACATACACTCCTCTAGGTAAACACGAAGAAAAGGTACGTGCATCGAAGTGGCTCGATAAGAAATTAAAGTTGCATACCAAATCGGAAGATAATCCTCTTCTTTGAATGCATTGTTGACTTTCATGAACCCAAGTTTAGCTAAATTCCTTCCTGGTTTTTTACCAACCCTGTATCCTTTAATGGTTGGATAAAATCGTAAGGAAAGGAATTCAAAACAGAGATCATCCTGAGTCATGTCAATCTTCAACTTAAACCCTAATCGAGTTGCGTGTAAAGCCAAGGATTCCTTTGCTGCTTCCAGGCTTCCAAACTTATCAATCAGATCGTCATATTCGAGTATAGCGAGGTTGTCATCACCAAGAACCGCCAGAGCTTTCTTCACAATGCCATTCCTCAAGAGCCAAGTAACAATTACAAATGCGGTCAACCAGGAGTTAAACAAACTTGTTTCACTCTCTCCCGATTTCCTTTTGTAAGGTATCTCATAAAAAATGGAATTGTCGTTCTTCTTATTGCGTGAGCCACCATAACCTCTAGTGAGCCGCTTACAGCGTAGCCAGTGCTCAAATACTCGCTGATTGTCTCCCCACAACCGGCGGAGAATTTCATCGAATCTCATCCTTTTCATCCAATAAATTTCTCTCTCAATGGCGTCCTCCCCCTGAGTTAGATCATACTTCGAAAAGTCAGTACCAATAAAGACTGGTCGATCGAATCTATCAACATGGAAGTTGAACCAATCGTTGAGATCGTCTGCAGTTATGCCGCTTGCATAAAAAATGTCATTGTACTTATTCCATGATATCTTTGTAGCTTCGGCGCAAGCATATATCACTGGACCACTAATAAGTTTCAACGGCCAAGAGGCAGCCTGAATTGCTCTTGGTCTTCCTTCAATGTATTCTTCTTGAGTCACATCCACTGCAAACTCTCTCTTAACGAACATTTCGTAATGATAATGTTTTCCCATGAGTTGTCCATCAAAAAATTTTTGGTGATAACGAGCATACATCTCTCGTTTGGAAGGTGGGAATCTACTAACCCACTTTCGGTAATCACATTCGATAGCATATTGTTCCTTGAGTTTGTGATCCTCATCACTGATAACTACACGATCCGCATAGAAATCTGCTTCTTCGCCTCCGAACCACACTCGAGGAACCGTGACACCTATAGCATCTAACTTCCTTACTTCATCCCAGTAATCACCATCTCCTTTGGGAACATCTAACAAAACTCGTGTTCTGAGAGAAACCTCACTGTTTTTCATGCTAGCACTAAACATGGACGGCATAGCCGTGTCATAAACAACTCCGACAACTTTGACCGATGGGCGTTTCAATTTAGGTTTCGATTTGGTCATATTTAACTTGGCTTTGGGGTCCATAGGCCAATTACCATCGTCAACATCTAAAAGAGAGTCAATATCGTCGAATGTATCAAGATCTGGATCAACGGGACCTTCGTAGTTGATCAGTCGCCTGTGTCTGGTATAACAGCGATGCAGATCCTTCCATGTGGTGTGAGTAGCATTCCAAGCAGCGAAGAGCCACTTAAAGATTATGTATATCACTAGCCAACCAAAAATACCAATGTAGCCTACCGTGGAAACTGGTCCTACTCCAATTCCAAGGACTCCGGCAAAAGGAAATAACGCGGCCACAACAGCAAAGAGACACGAGAGTAACGTAGGGACCGATAGTATAGCAAGAAAAATCGTCATAGCGTAGAGAGGATTGTCCACAATAAGATACTTAAGCCAGGCTTTGAACCCTGGCCACGTAAAATACTGAGAATACCATTCCCACAGAAATGACAATCTTGTAGTGCCTACATATTGAGTCAAGTACTCACGAGAAACTCCACTGAAATGTTGTTCTTTGGTCAATTCCGTCGACAAAATGGATTCGACCTTTCGCTTCTGAGTGTATTTTGGTGTTAGCTTCAACACAAGATCATCCGCGTACCCAGTAACAGCCATTACAATTGAAGAGATCTCACTAGATAAAGAATTAAGCTTGGCTTTCTTAATCTCCGCTCTCAAACGGGAGGTTGCCAAGGCCTTCTTATCAATGGGATCATCAAAAGAGCCGGCCACTGCTAGAAGTACACGGTCAAGTAGTTCTTCAGGGATTTTGACAGAGTGTTTGGTGTTAGGTATATAACGGCCGTCTTCGATAGGAACGGATCCTCCGTATACCATGCCAAGGGGCGCTGACCATCGACCGAGTTCGATTGGCGCTGGTTCCTTGAATTTTCCGGAGTCAATAACTAAATCTGTCCAAGTAAAAGTGACGAGATGAGAAAATTCCCCTACCTTCTCAGTCGTCCAAAAAAGTGTGCCAGATTTTGACGAATAGGACTCTTTTTCAAAAATCCATTCACAGTCGGGGTGTCTATAAACGTGACCGTCACCCACTGAGCACATCTCTACTTGTTCTCCAACTTTGCGGTATCGCCCTTGATGCAAACCTTCGTAAACAAATGCAGCCTTTCTTTTGTCAAACCTATGCACTATAGCATACATCCTTCTGCTGTTCATTCTTTTAGTCAGGTCGAAAACTTCCTGTTTTGTGTTGTAATAAATAGAATGAGTGGCAATCGCCACGTCAAATGACTCATAACAATCACAAACTTCAGCCCGATGTGTACACCAGGTGTACCCACGTCGAACCGGTTTTTCTTCTTCAGTTTCAACTCCATAAGGGTCAACCACTATGTTGATTTGTCCATTGACATCCTTTAATTCAACCCCCTCAGTTGCTTCGTCGGATTCCTCTTCCTCCTCGATCACTGTGCCCTTTCCGGTGCCAGATTTTTTATGGTTTTTGTTTTTTCCAGATGTCTTAGTGCCCTCTCCGGTGCCAGATTTTTGTTTTTTGTTTTTATTGTTAAATATAATGACATCTCTTTTTTCCTCACCATTTTTCAAAATTTCATCAATCTTAACAGGATCGAGTTTGTTTGGAATAACGCGCTTCTTGCAACCTGCTTCACCACAACAATGTTCCTTCTTGATGGAATAGAACGTGTTGCACTCTTTCATCCCATTCATTCCTGACATCCAAGACTGTGTTTTAACTATCGAGTAAGGTATGGGCTTGTCATCATGCCAAATACCTTCCACGCCATGTACGTTATCAGAACGTCTTCGAGTGTGAGCTCCAATTTGCAAAATCCTGCAGTTTGCGACCTGTCTCTTAGCCCGAGAATACGCAATCGTTTCACAATTGTGTCTCTCTAGCCAGAAAATGACATGGTCAATCGGCGCAGCCCCGTTAAATTGCATCTTGGTTCTTCCCTCGTCGTCGTCCTTCAAGGTGAACTTAGGCATGTGCTCATCCAAATAGCTCTGTAAGGGGACACGAGCTTTTGCTGATAGTGCTCTGTTGAGCCAAGGGTATCTCGGATTGCCAGGGAATTCCTGTTTTTGTCGTTTTTCCGAAGAAGGGCCGACACGGGGTTTGATTGCCTTGCCCGATTTTCCGAACTTCGCATGATGCTGGCGTTCGCGAGATCTCTCTCTGCCCCTGAATTTGTCACGAAGACGGGGTTCAGGTGCTCTTGGTCCGAGCTTGCCACCCCCTTCAAACCTAGTAGGTTTGGTGCGTTGCTTGTTGCCTCGTTTAGAGGTCTTAAATTTGCTGAGTTTACTTTGGTCCATTGGATCCTAAAGAACAAGAATATCGTGCTTGTTATTACGGAC